ACCTGCCAATCTGCTTCGAGACGCTGAACAACTCCAATCCGCTGTGCCTGTTCCACTGGTTGCCGAGTACCGAACCGGAGCATAAGGATTTCATGGACTACAACTTTGACGGAGGACTGGAGTTCAACCATCCGAAAGATACCTTCTGGGCTGACGGAGGCGGTGATGCCGAGGAAGAACCGAATATGAAAGACCACTTGGGGCAGGGTGATGTGTACGATAAGATGTATAAGGCTACCGACCGCATGATGAGCTTCGTTTACCGCTGTGTGAAGGAAACTCCTGCCGGAAAGAGTATGACTTACAGTATGGAATCGCATGCGTTCGAGGGGGTAGATTATGAAGATGATGGCGACAAGTTCCCTACCGCTAAATGGAAGAGCGATACGTTTAAGAAAGAGGCATCGAAGTATTTCGACCTTCCCCATCTGATAGCTTACTATCTGTACGTGCAGTTTAACCTTGGTGTCGACCAGCTTGCCAAGAACATGCTTATCCGTACTTGGGACGGGGTGAAATGGTTGATTACTTATTATGACGGAGACTGCCAGTTGGGTTCAGACAACAAGTCATTCCTTACGGGAAAATATAACGATAACCGTCAGACCAAGCGCGACGGGGCTTATGTGATGCAGGGTCATAACTCGTGGCTGTGGAACCTCATCGTGGCCAATTGCTGGGACATGATTGTGGAGATTATGGTGAGCGGATGGAACGGGGGCGCAAGCTTCATGAGTGCCTTCAGTATCCAGAAAGCCATTGACCATTTCGATACCGAACAGATGAAGAAGTGGTGCTCACGCCTCTATAACAAGTCCGGCATCTTCAAATACATCTACCCGTTCCTGAACGAAATGCCGGTGGGTGCTGACGGTGCCAAACAGACCTATCCGCAAATCTACGGTCTGAAGGGTTCGTTGAAAGCACACCGGAACTACTTCATCCAACGCCGGTATGACCTGAAGCAGGTGGAGTACGGCTATGTATCCACGCTGGGTGCCCAGTTCTACCAGAGTACGGCATCGCTGGACAAGGCTTATAAACTGAAACCGATGCAGTACCGGCTGACCATCCCGTACCGTGTGCAGCTCTCCACCAGCAACGGCGTGCAGGCCGACAGCGGCGTGGTGGATGCGGACGTGCTCCATTCCCTGCAGCTGACCCGTGCCTTCGGTGAGAACGACCCGCTGAAGATTATCGGTGCAGCCAAAATCAAGGAGCTGGTATGGCACGAGGATGCGTTCGCAATCGGCTTCAACTTCGGTCTGCTGACCTCACTGGTAAAACTCGACATGAGCGTGGAGAAAGCCAGCGGTTACCGGAACGGCTCGTTCATGGCTTCGACCAATGGTATGCTGCTTCTGGAAGAAGTGAACATGCGGAACAACCGGCTGGCCCGGAACGGGGACAACGGGAATGTGGCCACTTTGGACTTGAGCTGGCAGGGCCGCCTGAAGAAACTGGACGTGAGGGGTACGGGGCTGACCCGTGTGAAACTGGCCACCGGTGCGCCCGTTGTGCAGTTATGCCTGCCGGACACGATTGAGGAACTGTTCCTGGAATATCTGACCAAGCTGTCCGATAGTGGCCTGATACTGGAAGGGATCAATAATGTGCGGGGCTACCGCTACACCAACTGCCCCGGCATCGACGGGTTCGCTATGCTGGAACGCCTGCACCAGGCCAGACTGAACGGCAGCGGCAAGCTGGAGCGCTTCGTGCTGGAGATAGACCGGGAAGACGATGGAACCCTGCTGAAGAAGTATTACGACTACGGAACGTATACACAGACGGGTGCCGTGGATGACCGGCATTCGGGACTGAGGGGCAAGCTGACCCTGACGAAGTATCTGGCCGATGAGGAACTGGAGAAGTATGCCGCCCGTTATCCGGAACTGACCATCAAGCAGCCGCCCTATACGATGATCGAGTTTGACGACAGCGTGGCCGACGATGCCAATGTTTCGAACCTGGACAACAAGACGGGGTACAAATTCGGCAATACGTACAAAATGAGCGGGCATGTGAATGCCATCCTGTCCAAGCGCCACCGCGTATTGGCCAAGGTGACGAAGATGCCCACGAGCCGGAAGGTGGAGATAGCCGGGCAGCAGGTGGAAGTGAACAACCCGGACGGGGAGATGACCTATTTCCCCCTGCATGACGAAAGCTCGAACTTCTATGCCGATGCGGAGGATATGAACGACTGTACGGTGGCGAAGCTGGACGGCAGCGAGGGAGACTGGATGATGTATGAGCCGTTTTACTGGAGCAAAGGCATCAACGATTATTTGAACAACAAGAAGTACGCCTGCTACAGCAGTTATCCGGAGGACGAAATGCCCCCGGTGCCTGAGGCGACGGTACTGACACTGGATGCCATCAAGGAGACACAGGGCGGCTGGCTGGGTGAACGCAAGATCATGAGCGGCAAGCCCACGCTGATGGAATCCTATACGACGGACAAGGCTTATTCCGTGTGCAAAGTGGACGTGTCGGGTTACAGACGTGTCCGCTTCCCGAGCGTTCCAGGAACAGGGCTTATCGGCAGTGTGTTTGCTGATGCGGAGGGAAACATCCTGAAGAGTATTGTGGTGCCGACCATCGGCTTGAAATTTGAAGCCGGCATGTATCTGATAGCAGACGTTCCGGAACGTGCTACAGCCCTGCATTTCTCCATTCTGAACACGGCAGAGTTTGACTGCGTGGTACTGAGCCACAGCGACAAGATAGAGGACATGGAACCGGATTGGGTGGCCAATGAGGAGCATCTGTGTGCCGTTGTGGGCAGTTCGGTGGTGGGCAGTAAACTGCGTGCCTGCATCACCGGAGCTTCGACCACGGCAAGTATGACCTGGACGGACTTCCACTACTACAGCCAGCAGCGGGGTATGCAGCAGATAGATGCGCTGATGCACAGCCGCATCGCGAACCTGAGCTATGCAAAGTACGGGCGCAGGGATATGCAGGAACAATGCGGTGCCGGTCAGCATAACAATAACCGCACAACAGGCGGAACGGCCGAACACGGGATGACAGACACCATCGGCTACGATGAAGCGTATGTCATTAACAACAAAATCACGAATTCGCTGATTGACGGCCTGGTGCACCAGTATGCCTGGTATAAGAGTCGGGACGAATACGGACAGGCGACTGTGGTGCAGGTGAACAATATCTGCTGCCTGGGCTATGAGGACATCTACGGCAACAAGTATGACATGATGGACGGCGTGGATCTGCCGAACGACAGCGGTAACGTGGGCAAATGGCGCATCTGGATGCCTGACGGCAGTATCCGTATGGTACAGGGCAAGAAGGACAGCGGTCAGTGGATTACAGGCGTGGCGCACGGCAAGTATATGGACATGATTCCGGTAGGTAATCTGAACGGATCATCTTCTACTTACTATACCGACATGTACTGGATAAGCACCGCTACGGTCCGTGTGGTCTATCGCGGGTGCAGCGATGCGATTGCGGATGGCGGTGTGTCGGGTGCGGTTGCGTATAACGATGCTTCGTATACGTATGCGTATGTCGGCTCGCGTCTGGCCTTCCGCGGCAAAATCGTCCGGGCGCAAAGCGTGGCAGCGTACAAGGCGATACGCGAGGTGGCGTAAGCGCAAAGCGCCAAAGCGTGGAGCGAAGCGACTAAAACGAAAGAACGGGATTCGGATGGTTTCCGAATTCCATTTAAAAGGTATTCAAATACCGGCGAAGCCGGTCGAAAAAATAGAATTTTGAGGTATATGAAAAAGATTATCGCATTTTTAAAAATGAGTAACCGTTACAAGCATCTTATCGGTGGTTTGATGGTAGGTCTATTGGGATTTACTCCTTGGACGGCCTTTTATGCTGCGGCCATTGCAGCTTCCTGTCTGGAACTGAAAGATACTCTTCGGGGAAGTCCTTGGGACTGGATTGATTGGGGGCTCACCGTCGCGGGTGGCAGTATATCCGTTTTATTTTGGATGATAGTGTAATTCGTTTATCTGTTTTGCCTGTTAAATCAGTAACTTTGCAAGCGGTAGAGTTCCCCAATAGTCCGTGTGGTCTATCGCGGGTACAACAATGCGAATGCGAATGGCGGTGTGTCGAATGCGAATGCGAATAACGATGCTTCGAATACGAATGCGAATGTCGGCTCGCGTCTGGAAATCTAACAAATCGGCGTACAGCAGCGGGGACGTGTCCCCGAAGCGGTGCCGAGGGGAGCAAGCCACAGCAACAGCACCAGAAAAGGTGGAAAGCTGAAAAATCACGCGTCGGGTGGAGTTTGGTAGGCTGTTATCAGTTCGAAGAAGTCAGACCCGGGGAAAGGAAGGCCCTCATCTTCCATGTTTATTAACCAATAGCTTATGCGCAGGGAAGGATATATTATCGAGGAAATCATCGAATACTCCAATATGTCGGAGGCATTCGATTCGGTACTTCGCGGAACCGATCGTAAGAGGTCAAGGCAGGGACGATTCCTGCTTGCCCATAGGGAGAAGATTATCACCGAACTGACGGCTTCCATTGCGGACGGCTCATTCCGGCTGGGCGGCTACCATGAGAGGGAAATTGAAGAATACGGTAAAAAACGTATTTTGCAGATCCTGTCCATGAAAGACCGCATCGCTGTGTTTGCCATCATGAATGTGGTGGACCGCCACCTGCAAAAACGTTATATCCGGACAACCGGTGCAAGCATCAAAAGGCGCGGTACTCATGACCTGATGAACTGCATACGTACCGATTTGCAAAAAAATCCGGAAGGCACGCTTTACGCATACAAATTTGACATCCGGAGGTTTTATGACAATGCGCGGCAGGACTTTGTTATGTGGTGCTTCCGGAGGGTGTTCAAGGACAAAAGGCTGTTGGTCTTGTTGGAGCGGTTTGTTAAGCTGCTGCCGGAAGGTATCAGTTTCGGACTGCGCAGTTCACAAGGGGCAGGAAATCTGCTTCTGTCTGTATTTTTAGACCACTATCTGAAGGATAAGTACGGGGTTCGTTATTACTATCGCTATTGCGATGACGGACTGGTACTCGGTAAAACGAAAGCGGAATTGTGGAAGATTCGTGATGCTGTTCACGGGCAAATGGGAAAAATAGACTTGGAAATAAAGCCGAATGAACGGGTGTTCCCTGTGGAAGAAGGCATTGATTTCCTTGGCTATGTTATCCGTCCCGACTATGTAAGATTGCGGAAACGCATCAAACAGAAGTTTGCCCGGAAAATGCACGAGGTAAAATCGAGAAAAAGACGGCGGGAACTGATTGCCAGTTTCTACGGCATGACGAAGCACGCCGACTGTAATAAGTTGTTTAAAAAATTAACAGGCAAAGAAATGAGAAGTTTTAAAGACTTGAATGTCGCTTACAAGCCGGAAGACGGTAAAAAGCGATTCCCCGGAGTGGTGGTAAGCATCCGGGAACTGGTAAACTTACCCATTGTAGTGAAGGACTTTGAGACCGGTATCAAAACCGAGCAGGGAGAAGACCGCTGTATTGTGGCCATCGAAGTGAACGGCGAGGCAAAGAAGTTCTTCACCAACAGCGAGGAAATGAAGAATATTCTCGCACAAGTAAAGGAAATGCCGGATGGTTTCCCGTTTGAAACGACCATCAAGACAGAGACATTCGGCAAAGGTAGAACCAAATACGTGTTTACATGAGAAGAGTTGAAGGAAGTGCCGGTGTATCGCTGATGGAATGCACGAACCCGGTTAAAGACAAATGGCGCATCCGCTGGGATGTGCAGGAAAAAGAGAACGGCTCTGCCTCCTACATGGAAGAGGAGTTCGGACACAAGCCTACTGATGAGGAAATCCGCACATTGGTTATGTCATGGTATAACAGCCAGACTGATGCAGCTATCCTATCCGGATTCGCCTATAATGGCGCCCCTGTATGGCTTTCTACGGAGAACCAATACAACTATAAGGCAGCATACGATTTGGCCGTTCAGACGGGCGGAGAGACCCTTCCGGTTACATTCAAATTCGGTTCGGATGAACAGCCCGAATACCATACCTTTGAAAAGTTGGATAATCTGAAGGACTTCTACATTCAAGCGGTCAGACACATCCAAAACACACTGGCTGAAGGATGGAAAAGGAAAGATGTATTCAACTTGGATTTATATCGGATTGAATGATTGACAATCCCTTCGGGGGAAGGATAAAAAAAAGCCCCCGGCCTGTTAAATAGTCGTCTCACTTACCATTTAAACATAAAGCACCTCTTACCGGCACGACCGGGGGCAGATACCCTCGTTCGCCAGTAAGAGGCTTTTTTATGTAAGCGCTATTCTGCGCAATGATAAGTG